GAGACGGAGTAGTGAATCTTGGATGTGATACCAATCACACGTATAAGTAGTATTAGTACTACTTTTTACCATGAGACTAGGAACCCCCCATGTATGAGTCGTGCGCCTAAAGCGCATTCGCGACTCAGAAACCATGAGAGAGACCCAGTCCCTGTCCACATACTCAACGAAGCCAGTAGCGTCCGGATTGTTGCTCAAAGGCAATCTTCCGAAACGTTCCGACAGCGCTGAATATATGAACGCAGCACAACACTCGTAACCACCCATTCTTAGCCTTTTGGCTAAGTCTAGGTAGGATACAGCGTCTTGAGTTGAGTCGATACCTTGCTTCTTGACCCTAAGGGGCGTAACATCAATGCCATTATAGGCATCAACGCCGCAGGATTCTCGAAAGAATCCTTTCACGAAGGTCTTTGTTTCATTCGGGATTAATCCCGAACTAACTAGACCCTCGAGAACACCTTGGTGGTATTTAACAGGATATAGGATATCGTCTCCGAAGACATATACATCGTTACAGTTCACACCATAACGAGATAATATGCTAGCATAAACCAAGGCCCAGAAGACAAGACTCTGAACAGGAAACGTTAATGCGTTTCCCATAGGAGCCCACTTCTGTAACCGAATGACCCGACCATCCAGTAACTTGACATGTGTAGCACGACTACATGAGAGCCACTCATACGCTGTCTCACCAAAGAGATAACGTACAAGCTCAGCACTCATCCTGTCGGAAGCCTCCTTTAGATCCAGGGTAACTAATTCCCTGGAGCATGAGGAAGACAACGCGAGTTTCCCATTTACGGATTGATCCGTAAAATTAATCTTCCCCTTTGTTAGGGGGAACTGGGTAATCGCGGCTTCAAGTACTGATCGCTGACCTTGCTGAATCCAAATAGACTCCGCGGGGTGCACGCATATTAAGCGTGGGCCCCTAGAGTCCTTCGGGACGGCTATCAGGTTAGCGACGATATCATCACACTCAACTAATCTGCCCATACCCTCTTCTACCATGGCATATTCCCAAAAGGAATAGAGGCCACAGAAGAATTGGTCATATGGGTAGAGTCGCTGAATAGACGAATACAATGTTAGAAACCTACTCTTCTCCCATGGCTTGCGAGGCGGATAAACCGCCCCGGGCCCGTGAGAGGGAATTATGTCTCTAAACTTACCCCGACGAACGATTTCTCGTACGGCGGAAGTAACGATTTGTCGAGCGGTACTATGATGCGGTTGTGGCAACCTGCTGTTAAAAGCAGTATTCCAAATACCAACACCATAATCCGATTCCTCAAAGACGTTGTTAGCGTTTTCAAGTTGTTCCTTAGTTGGTTCATACTCGGCCTTGTAGCAGAAAACAAGACATTGCCTCAGGTATCTCAACGTAACACCGCAGTTTTCACTGCGGAATTTGCGCCAGAGTGGTAACAACCACCCCGGGATTAGGGGTTCTTCACCCCCAATTTCGAGGTATCTGAGGATTATCTTGTCTAGAGAGGGCCCTTCTTTAAGGACCCATGCATAGGTTATCTCATCAGGGGCGTCAAGTGACACTCCTGACAAAACTTGTATGTCCGCTAGCAGGCGTTTGTATACTGTTAGTAGGATACTCACGTGGAGGCCGCTTTTTGGCGACTAATCCACTTGGATGAAGCAAACTTCACCGCCTGATTCCGCTGCACACGGGAGACATTACCACACCACGGCTCATAAGGAGCAGTGTTATGGGGTCTCAATGTGTGTACACCGGTTAGTTCATCCGTTATTAACTCACAGAGGAGCCACATATATGGGCAGCTGATACTTATCAGCAAGCCTACGTCTGTAAACCCCTCGAGCTGAACGTGAACGCGCTGTCTACGAGGAGAGTGACCGTATCGGTCACCCATATTCGCAGTCCAGTAGCGCCCACGTCCTCTCAGTTTGAAGTTAAGCATCCAGGCTATAAAGGCCTTAAGATGTTTAACATGAGAGTGCGCTTCGCGCCACTCGCTCCATTTGGAGCAAGTGATCACAGCCGCTGCTGCATCTTGTACACAAGCCACTAAAGGCTCGCGTGCAATCAAACTATTAGAGAGATCCCGAGAGACCTCTCCGTTCCCTAACTTTTGTATCGTAATCATGGTATATACTGTGCTTAAGACACTCCCGTTAAGGAGATATCTGTGTTGTTAACTATAGGACTATGTCGGTAAGGGTATTAAGCCTTACAAGACAGAGTAGAACAATTGTTATTGCTCTACGAATTACTGTTCCAGGTTGACGAAAATTTCGTCAGCCAGGTCCAGTCCGGTATCATCCTCCTGAAGGAGCCCGATGAGGTTCTCGAAACACGCAAGTATTTCGGTTCCCGTCACCAGGGTATCAGTAGGACGCGTGACCACGACGTATGCGCTAACAGGGGCAATAGTGCCGTCTGAGAGCGCCTGGTGCCGATCGAAACGTACAACCGAACGGATTCCAGCCTTTTTAGTGCTGGAATCGACGTACGGCTGGTGGGCGATCTTGAGCTCGGTCGGCAATGCCGGACCGCGCGCAATCTCCCGCCGCAGTGATCCCGATTTCTCGGAATACTGCTGCACGTAGCTTAGTGCACCAACTGTGAGGTTTGCATTCATATGTGTATCCTTGTTTTAGCTATCTAACTGAAGGGCATAGAGATATTATCTCCATGTCCTAAGGCCCGCCACGATTTGGTGGAGCAGAGCAGCAGTGATGCTGGCTTGCTTTTTTCCGAACCTACCACTCATCGCGATCGAAGGATCGGGTGAGAGGGCTTCACGATGATAATAAGACAACTCATTTAGCGCCGTCTGTTTTCCGTCTGAGTCGGATGTCCAACCTCCGTACTTGTGTTTATACACAGGGACGAGGACGACATACTTCTCAGACATCCAGATGGCCTCAATATGCCTCGAGAACCCCGTAAGGGAATTATCGAGAGCATCAATGAGACCTGACAGGTTAATGAACCAATCAACCACGAAGGAAAATGGGATTTTCTCCCATGCCAACGAGGCCGGTCCAGTCGCAATGAAACGTTTGATTACATAATCTAGACGCTTGAAATCGTCTGAATTATACTCTACGTTTCGGCGACCAGCAACACCGACACGGAGCGTAGGTTGCGTCATGGGGAAAACCCCCACGTGCCACCACGATCCACCGACGCTGCTGTTTATTCCATACCCTGTAGCAGTGATGTTTGGGGATAAAGACCCAATACACACCTGCGAGATTCTATAGTGGGACTTACTAGTCCTAATATAGTTATCCATGTCGCGTTTTATATTAGCGACAGCTGCATTCACCTTTTGGATGTCTGCAATCAGGGGAGCGAGACCGAATGACCAGGCCAGGAAGCTACTGCTGCCCGCCAACGCGAATTTTCTCCGTTTAAGCAGGTCTAATAACCTGTAACCGGAAGAAACGAGCTGAGGGGACTCCACAAGGTTCAATAAGGTATCAACCTCATTGGCCTTGTGGAACTTATGCATAGCTTCAACCTTTAACTGGTTGATAGTCTTCGGATATGATGTAGAAAGGCCGGTTAAACCGACCACGCCATAATTGCCCCAACTATACCAATGAACATTATTGCCCTGCGCTTCATAGCGATTCAGGGCAGTATATTCATCGTAGTGAGTAATGGGGGACCGCTTAAACACATGTTTAGTGTGTGTAACGGTCTTTGGTGCTTTCGAAGGGGTATTATCGTCTTCAATGACGTAATTACCACTCGATTCTATCACAGAGAGAGCGCTTGAGCCTACATTGGCCCAACCGCCCCAGGGACCCCAAGGATCAGTCTCCGCACCACGTGAAGTGGCTCGGACTTGATGCAAGGTGTCCCCATACTCTGGTCCATCATATTTCGTTCTAGTGCGCATGTTTTGTCAGAGAGGGCGTCACCGGAC